GCGTCAATCAACAGAAGTTCTGGTGCATATTCCGTTGCGTTTGCAGGTTGATTGGGCGGCGTGATGCCCCACTGCGTCGGAAGGCCTGTACCGGAATCTTTGAGCATCGCGTTCGCGTCGGCGATGAACAGATAAGGCTGGCTTGATGCAAAGCAGCTCGTAGATGCTGTGCCGAACGGAGAACCCGATAGGCCCGTGTAGATGTTTGCGTACTGACCCGGGACATCGCCCGCGCGACGATAAAGACTTGGGCCGGAGCCCGCGTAACGCCACGTTGCCGAGTTGTATTTCAGGCGCGAGAGGGTTTGGATTGGAGAAGGCAAGAACCAGTTTTGTCCATCTCCAAAGTACGAAGGGTCTCTGTTGATGATCTGCGAACCGTAGCGGCTGCTGAAGGATTCCTCGTATCTTTCGTACGCTCCCAACAGATTAAGGTACGTTCCGTTTGGCAAGCGATCCGGCGCATTGCGAGCGTTGACCCCGATCGATTTAAACAGGAAGGGCACCGACTTATAAGTTGCGTCCATCACCCACCTGCCTTTAGGCCGAGTTGAAGCCCGACCAAAAATCTGTTCACGCTCATTACGCCGCGTTTATACCGCTCATCGCACCAACTCGCCCGCGCCGGGTCTTGCTGAATTCCGTCCTTCGAAAAAGCATACTGAAGCACCTTGTATTTCAGTAGGTACACGAGGGTGTCGGAGACTAAAAACTGATCGAGTAAGCCGAGCGTGTCCGTGTCGCGGATCGAACACAGAAGTTCAATCGGGAAATTACTCGCGGGCTTGCCTCCCACGCCGAATCGGTACAGCCCCGACCTGTCCTCAAACCAACTCTGGGGCGTGCCAACGAACTCGTTTCTCCACGTCCGATCTGTCATGCTCAGTTCGCTCTGAGTAGTCTCATAGATGCGCGAGAAGTACAGAATGGCTCCGCCGGTTGCCGTGCCGTCCGCGCTCTCCGTTGGGTAAGTCAGCGAAGTTGGACTCGGCACGCTGGCTACTTCATAGCAGCCACCAAAGCCCGCTGCGGGGTTCTGAATGAAGACCGTTGAACCCACCTGCAAGCCGTGAGGAGAAGCCGTTACGACTGTCGCCACGCCGCCCGATATTGTGATTGAGGTAATGACCGAATAGTATGTCGAGGCCGCGACGCGATTGATTTCGATGCAGTTCGCCGGGGTGTTCTGGAAAATTTGGCCGTACGCGAGATTTTGCTGCGTGAGTTGGTAGTACACCGGGCAGTCCGCAAGAAATTCGTTTTGGGCGCGAGAGAGATAGCCCAGCATTTCCGCTTGCGTAAAGAATTGATCGGTGGGCGCCTGCGTCGGAAACGTCGGAGCCAGAATCGTCTCGCCCGGCTCATGGCTGTTGGCTGGAGTCGTCGTGAAAATGTATCCCGAAGAGGTTATCCCTATGATCGTGACAACCTCTTGCGTCGTCAGTCCCCACCCTAAAATAATCTGCGCGCCGACGTACATCGCGTTCGTGGATGCTACTTGAATTGTAGTCGGGCCGGTTCCCCATCCTGATGCCCCCCAACCTCCGCTCCCCCATCCGCCAACCAAATAGAAAGCAGAGATGGTCGTTAAGCAGATTGGCTCGACTAGGTGGAGACTCACCTCGCAGAGGACGTCACATGCGAATCTGTACCCAACGCCAGGAATCGACATGTTTTATCGTCTCCCTTAGTTGGTGTAGGTGTATTCAGTCCACTTTGTAATGGTCAGGTTCACGTCAAAGGCCACCTCATAGTAGTAGCCAACGGGAACCATAAACGAGAACGCCGCATTCACGGCAGAACTACCCCCGGATGCTTGAATAGCAGATGCCACAGCGACTGGGTCTGCGGGAGATGCTGTAGCTCCTATCATGGCAGTTGCAGTTCCTCCAGACGGCCCCCCCGTGTTGTCCGTAACGGTAATTCGCACATCCATCAGATGGCCGGACGTATTGTGATACACCGTATTGAAAGATCGCTCCCCGGTGACGATTGCGAAACCAACGTTCGTCACTGGAATAGTCAGGCCGACATCCGTGGAGCCGTTGCCGGAATCGTCCGTCACAGTAAATGGTGCGAGGAAGTTCAGGTTACTTCTCTGCGGTGATACCGGAACTCCAGCCGACTGGATCGTTTGATAGAACGCCAACCCGGCAGGAAGAGTGGCGCTGCCCACGTACTCGTTACCATTGCCGACGAGGATGTAATTCAGCGGAGCCTCACTGTTAACTTGGAGACCAGTGACCGCATTCAACACATTCAGTTTTAAGGTCGCCGCGGCATTCCCGGCAGAGTTCGAGTCCAGCGTAAATGCGCCTTCAGCCGTCCGGGTGAGAGATGAATCCCAAATGTTAGCCGCGGTTCCGAATAGGAGAGACGGTGTTGCGCCGTAGACGATGGGGGAGTTGAAATTGAAGAAGGTGCCGCCCGGCTGAGCGATGGTTTGGTTTGCGGTGGGGGAGTAAAGAACGACAGTAGCGGCAAAGGCGTTGATGGCTACCGTATTCGCATTTTCCGGGACGTCGTAGGTGTCGTCGCCGGGGTTGACCCCGTAATCGAAAGGGGGGACGTACAAGTTGAGGGGGGCACCCGTCGTAGGTGGCAAGGCCATGATGCAAGTACCTCAATCGAACAAATCGGTGCCGCGCGCCATCCTACCAGACGAACACGCAGCACCTTAAAATGAATCAGCTATCCCGAAAACAATCCTACAGCACAAAGTGCTGTCCTACAAAATGCTCGTGATCGGCGCACCTACTGGGGTGTTGTGAACGTGGCCTGGCGAAGGCGGCGGCGTCACCCATCCTTTGTCGCCGGCCTTCAGTGCGCTCTGAGCATCGGGGTAAACCTGATCGACTCCGGCTCCAACCTTCGGCTCTGGGATGTCCGCAGCGGCGTCCAGCGCTTCCTGCGCCTGCTCTGGGTGGTTGATATCCCAGTCGGCTGGCTTGTTGACGCCATAGCGGCCGCTACCACCACAGGAAGCGCAGGTGACTTTCATTGTGCCGTTGGCACCAGCGACTGGTTCTTCTTTCATCCCTTTGCCGGAACAGGACAAGCACTCGGCGACGTAGCCGCGAGAGTAGCACCACTTACACGGTGCAGGCGTTTCTGGGTTCCAGTTTGTGCAAACACAACGTGTGATTGCTCCGTGCAGGTCTGATAATTTCATGGTGTTCTCCTCATCGAGCGGTAGTGGGATTTGCTGTCAAACGACTTCCAGTTGCTTGATTCCCGAATAAGTAAGGATCTCGACGATCTTCCAGTTGCGTAAGACGTTGAGCATCCGTCAAGTAATCCTGATAGAGTTTAGCCCCTTCGGAGGACTCTGTACTACCTTCCTTCAGGCGCGCGTATCCGGCTGCGTACTTCTCTAGCGCCACAAAGTTCTCATCGTGAAACGAGACCGGCGTAGTCCCCGCGAACGGCCATATGCCAGTGACCGGGCTTGCGATGCCGGTGGCGAGCACCGTCTGCGCTTGCGGAACCGAAGGCCACACGAAGAACTTCGAGAAGCCGAGCGGTCCCCACTTGACGATGGAGTCCCCGATGTCCTGCTCCCAGCCGGAGTCCGAGACCTGAGAATAATCCATGTCCTGAAGAGAAATGCGCCACACTTCCGATGCTGGGCCCTGTAAATTCAGCAGAACGAACATGCCAGCAGGAATAGTTTGCCACGGCGTGTTCGGCTGAATCGTGATTGGTACACTTACCAGCAGGTCTGGCCGACCAACGAGAAGCGTTAAATCACACATGGATTCAACGAGCGCACTCAGCAACTCTGTCTCGCTATCCCAGAAGACGCTCGGATTTTCCTCTTCCAAGCGATTTTGGACGTATGGCAGAAGCGTGGAGATAGTCGCCATAATCAGTTCTGATGGAACCGCGCGATAAACGTCGAAGCAGCCGCTCCGTCAATCCAATACTGGCTCGTTTGATACGAGTCGGCGACGCCGGTAGTCGGCGAAATGTGACTGTATGTCGGCTCGCTCGTGTCCGCAATAGGGGCGAGCACATCGAACACGGATGTGTCGGAGGCCGAAACTGTGGAGTCCGTGCCGAGGTACATCAAAGCCGTGTTCGTTATCGGGGTGATCTGGACAAAGGACGCTGGCTCGTCCAACACCAGAAATTCGCCGCTCGCGTGGTTCTGCAACAGCCCTTGCACTGTGATGGTCACGCCGTCGAGAGCGATGGAGGCGACTGTTCCGTGGTCGAGGTTGCCGCGATTTGCCACGGTGAAGTTGCTGCCAGGCCCGACCGCCACTCTATCCCCAACAATCAAGCTGGCTGACGATTCGAGGACAACCGTTACCGGCGGCGTTGTCGCTCCCGGCTTGTTGGTTCCCGTGAAGCGATCCACCGCGAAATGTGAGGCGGCGGTGAGGGTTGTCCCGAACACGGGTTGAGCGGATGCGCCGAGTGCTTGCACCCCAAAATATGGACGAATCATCTAGTTGTCCCCCCGACGGCGCTGTAGCGGCCCGCCGCCGTACCAGTCAGGCGAACACATGTTGCCACCATCATTGCGTGGCTCGCTCTCGTCACGAAACACGGAGCGATGCTTCATCGCGTCACACCCCCGCCGCGCCGCGTCCATAAGGCTGTCCTGCACCTGGACGACACGCCCTGGCTTCATCGGGTTCGAGTTCGGCTGGTACTCGTCATGCGTGCCAATGCGGCTACGGTCGACATAGCGGTCGCTCGTCATGCTCCTGCTGTTGACGTCAACCTCGACATCACCGAAATCTCTCTTCCGAAATACTCCGAGTCCGTCTGCCATGATTACGCTCCCTGAAACTTGCGACGATACCGGTCGCCAACATTGTAGACCCGCTGCTGCTTTGGAGAGTCCCAGTTCGCCCGATCCATGTTCGTGGGGATGTGGTTGAAGTGGTACTTCTGCTGAGCCTCTTCAAGCTGCCGGCGGCTCGTAACGCGCAAGGGTTTTCCGTCGTCCCCGTAGATGTGGGAAAGCCGGAGTTCCCCAGCGGTACGAAAGGGGTTGTCGAAGTCCACCTGCATCCCGGCGTCCACGCGCGTGCATTTGCAGTCGTACCCCACCGTCAACCCCGAAAGGAGGACGCGAGCCCGATGCACCCGCTCGCCGCATTGATCGCACGTAAGATTCAGTTTTGCCACGGCAACCCTCTCATAAATCGTAACCACCGGACGTTCCCGAACCAGCCGAGACTCCGTGAACGGCTGCCCAGTAAGCTCCGCCTGTTTGAAAGTATGGCATGTCCTCGCCCATCTTAGTGAACTCGGTGCGGTATAAATTCTCGTCGGCGTTCGCCATCCGTAAAAGCTCGCCCTCGAAATCTTGTCTTTTGTTTCGGGATTCCGCCGCATCGTAGTACTTGTTGTTCTTCGGTCCGCCGATCACGAGCGCCTCTGCGATCGCGTCCTTGATTATGACGTCGGCACGGAAATACGGTGGAAACGGATCTGAATCATTGACCAGATTCGACGGTTGGACGTACGCCATGAACGGGAAAGCCTGCTGAATCCACGATGCCGGGTAGAGTTCCTGGATGTATGACCCGTCTGGGGACATTGGGAAGCCAGCCGAGATGTAAGGAAAATTTTGGTTTTGACGCCAAACGTCAATAGTGTTGAGTTCGTCTTGGGTGGAATGCAAGTAGAACTTGTACCCCAGTTGCATGTTCGTCATGCACTTCAGATATTTGATGTTCGGTCCGAAGTTGAAGTAGTTCTGGATAATGAAATAGCCCGACGTAATGTTCGGAGAACCCCACTGCAATTCGAGCTGCAGCGTCTGCGGGCTGGCCGTGTCATCTACAGCGATGATCGTATAAATGGGGTTATTGTAGCCTATCCGAAACTGCCGGCCGACCAACGCTTGCGTCCAAGCGGTACCGGTGCCGACGATGATATCCGAACCCAGCGTCGCGGTCACCTGGCCCTGCGTGGTGGCCTGTGGGGCTACGACCTGTCCTTTGATAAACAGACTAGCCCAGGCCTTGCGATCCACGACCTTACGGAGAGAGTTGTTCAGCAATCCAATGAGTTTTGGCTGGCTTAGGTCTGGGTTCCAAAATTGAATCTGCCCCAAAGCCTGCCCGGTATTCATCTGATTGACGAACACTGGCGTCCCCGCAGGAAGCACCTGATTCGGGATGACCACGGCGCTATTTGGAATCAGGGGCATCGAACCTCACCGCAAAACAAAAGGCGAGCACCGTTGAGATGCCCACCCTTGAACATCAAACCGTTTTACCAGCCGAGAAAAAGTGCGGTAAAGCTTGCGCCAGAAAGGTCTGTCGAGGCCGAGACCTGCGTCGAACCTGATAAGACTTCGAGATTGATCTGGGTCTGGTATGGGTTCGTCGCCAGCGGCGTGGCCTGAGCCACAAACGAGGCCGTATAACCCGCTCCGGTTCCGCTCACGAGCAACAACTGTGCGCCGATGAGCTTCCCGAGTTCCACCGCCGAGGCCGTGATCGGATATCCACCCGGCACGTAGTCGGAGGCTCCCGGCTGCAGGTTGTACGCCCGCTGCACCCCGGACTCGCCGAGGTAGTACGTGATGTCGGGAACTTTCGTGATTGTCAAAGCCATCGGAAATCTCCCTTAGTTGATGAGCGGAATGTAGAGGTCGGCCAAGTTGCTCGCGGCGGCAGTGTACGCCCAAGCCGCAACGCGGTTCGGAGGCGCAGTGCTGGCGACAGTGTGGCCGGTCGCGCCGAAGGTGGACGCCGCGCCATAGATCGAGTCGCCAATGGAAGCTGCGGTCACATACGCGCCCGCGAGGAAGCCGCCGACTTGGATCCAGCAATAGTTGCCATTGATGGTCGCTGCTGTCGCACCGCTCACCGCTGTCGTGTTGTACAGCAGCCATCCGGCAATGCCGTTGATGCCCCATGGAGCTTCGGAGTACAAGCCGGTCACCGTGGTGAAGGTTTCGTCCTTCCAGTAGACCAACTGCGCGCCGGTCAGAAGTACCTGCGACACCGTCGGGTTGTAGCGAACGTACTTGTAGATCGGCTGGAGTCCGGAACCGTTTGCCGCCGTGCCTACCGTCGCTTGCGGCTGCGGTGCGCAATACAAACTGCCAAGAGGCTGCGTTGCACCGTTGTTTTCGAGCGCCGTGTTGTAGGTATCCACCACCGATGCTGGCGTGGTGCCGGTGAACGGGTTGACCGAACCGAATGCGGGAAAATCAATGCCGAGACTCATGCTGCTTCTCCTGTACTGCCAAAATCTAAAGTCGTGCCTTGCCGAGAAAATCAGCAGGTTATGCTGAAATTCCCGACAAGATGAAGCCGAGGCGCGGTGCCGAGACGACGATGTTTCCGCCGAAGATGCACTGCGAAGCCGCGTCGAGCGAGTTCGGAAGATCCTTGAATCCCGTCCAGCCGAAGCCGAAGAGTTCGTGATCCGAAACCCACGCGTTGAGGAAGTTGGTGTTCATGCCGAACAGGTAACCCGTCGGGCAATACTGGTCGACCACCAAGCGGCGGTTGTTGTAGCGAATCGCTTCGTAGCCGTAGCTTACGAGGTCGGGAGTCGCGTCGGCCACACGCTGCATCGGCGTCAACTTGTTGAAGATGCCGTTGTAGATGGTCTGCGTGGTGGCGAGCAGGTTCGGCTGGTGGTTGCCGAAAGTGGCCTGCCCGTATGCCTTCTGGAGAGTGGTCAGCGACAGCGGGCCACCAACGTTGTTGTAGTAGCCGTTGATGCCGGTGTTGGCACCCGAACCGATCGCAGCGCGGGCGATGCCGCCGTAGCTGGGGTAGTTCGTGCCGTCGTCGTACCCGGCGAGGATGCCGTCGAGAGCGATCTGCGAAGACACCGTGCCCTGGCCGTCAGCGAAGAAGTCAGTGGCGAGAGCCTGCACGAGAGCCTGCGAGCCGTTGACCATCTTCTCTTCGACGTAGGACATCTTGGCGTCCGCGCCGCGGTTCTGCGCGAGGTCCGTGGCGCGAATGGTGACGTTCGCGTAGTAGAACTTCACGTTGAAGGTCATCGCCGTGTCCGTCTGGACGTAGGAGATGTCGAACGTTCCGCCGGGGGCGAACGCGCCCGCCTTCAGCGGAGCGTACTGGATGGGCTGCTGGATCTGGAGACCACCGGGGAATGACCGCTGTCCTTCGCTCTTGAAGATGAGCGTGAAGACGGGGGAGACCTTGTAATACTCGTCCACGATCTCCGGAATGATGTGGTTCGTGGTGATCGCCGAGATGTCGTTATAAGTCAAAGCCATGGCGGTACTGCCTCCGTAAAGTCGTTATGCTACTTGCTCGCCGCGTGCAGCGAGTAAATCTGCTAGTGCTGCTCCGGCTTTTTCGCCAGCCGTTGCTGTTCCCGATGCACTGGTACGAGCTGTCTTCAAAACACGAAGCATGGGGGTGGCCGCTTGCGGAGTAACTCCCGGAAGGTTGCCGGAAGCGCGAGCCTTCAACTCTTCGCGGACGCGGGTATCAACCTGCGTGTCCACCTGCTTCTTGAGGCGCGCCTCGCGCGTCATATCTTCGTAGGCGTCCGTGATGGTGCGGAACGGGCGACCGGCGGCGGCGGCGGCGGCGGCGTGCGCTTCGAGTGCCGTGTCGTCGAGGTCTTCGTTGAACTCTGAGCGATGCTTGTTGTCGATCTTGCTCAACTCGCGGTTGTTGCGCATCGAGACGGCGATGAGTTCCTGGCCGCGCTTATTGATGAGGTCGTTGGTCGTGGTGGCGATGCGTTCGTCAAGTCCGCCAAGGGTTGCGGTCACCTTGTTGAGTTCGGCGAGAACGGTCGAAAGATCGTCGGATGCTCCGCGAACAGGCTGACGTTCGACAGGAGGAGCTTCGCGGCGCTGAGGGGGAGCCGGGGGAGTCTCGGTCTCTCCGTCATAGAACGAAAGGAGTTCGCTGGCTCGGCTGAGGCGCTCGGTTGCGGCTGTATTTCCGCGCAACTTCGCGATTTCGTCCACGCTCAAGATACCTTCGAGTTCTGCAAGAATGTCAGCCATAAGTCACGTCTCCTCGTTCCGAATTACATGGGCGGTTGTGCGCCATCCGGCGGCGTTGCGGGCGGAGCCGGGGGCGTAGTGGTGTCGTCTGATGGGGGTGGAGGTGTTGCTTTCGTTTCATCCAGCGTGGAAGGATCGCCCTTCAGCACATTGGCGAAGCCGTTCTTCATGGCTTCCTTGGCCGTTCCAAAATCTTTTCCGAGGCCGGGGTAAAGCTCTTCCACCTTGCTCATCGCCTTGAAGATTCCATGGAAAGCCTTCATGGCCTGTTCGGCCTTGTCGTCCTTCTTCGGCGGCATGGGGCCGGGCATGGCTGCCATACTGCTATACGGGTTGGGCGGTGCGGAAGCGGTTGCCATAGGGTCTCGGGGTTACGCTTTCTGGTTTCCGGGATATCCGGTCTTCTGGTTCACGCTCGTGGGCTTGCCGCCGAGTTTGCCGTCGATGGTGTCGCCGAAAATCTCAATCGACCCCTTGGAGATGGAGACCTGGGGGATGTGGTGACCGAAGGACTCTTCGGTGTACGACTGTCCGGGCTTTGCCTTGGATGCCATGATTCATTTCCCTTCGGGAAGTTGTGGGAGCCGGTTTTACCCGGCCCCCGGATTGGTTGAGGACGGTGGCTAAAAACTAGCCACGCTTCCCGCCGCGCTTGTGTGCCTTGCGGCCACCCTTACGACCCTTGTGAGCCTTGCGCATGGTTTTCTCCTTTTCGGTTTCCCGAGAGTAAGCGGTTTGATAACGGAGCCTGCACTCCGATCAGGCGACTGATTTGCCTCTGCCAAGGAATATCTCAGAACAAAACATAAAAGTCCGATGTTAGGTGCAACTATTTTCAAGTTTTTTGAAAAAAGTTTCGCGGGAGCCGTTTCGTGCAAGCATCAATGCTTGCCATGTTTACCGCTCGCGGCCCCGGCAGCACCCGCCAAGGCAATCTTGATCTTCGCCTCTTCGAGCAATTCGTCTTCATTTTGCTTCTGGTCAAAGTTGTAGTCGAGTTTGCGGAACAAATTCTTCCTGGACAAGTCGCCCGCCTTGCGAAGACCGAAGACAATCGGCAATTCTTCCTGCTTCTCGATTGCCAGCAAACTGCCTTTGCGGATGGAGAAGCAAGCCATTTTGACGAATTCCTCTGGACGCATACCGTGCGGAAGCATGTTGCCGTATAGCGGCGTGAAGTCGCTGTCCAAAAGTCCCTTGCCACCAAACCGCGCCGCACGCGAACGCGCCGTCGAGAACTGCAGGTTGTTCGCCGTCACCATCGAACCAATCTCTGTGAGAAAGCTCTTGAGTCCGCGGCCCATGAGGCGAAGGTTCGTCGACTTCGAGTTCATAATCATGTCGATCGAATCGCCGCCGGGAACCTGCTTCTTATTCAAAGCCTGCTGGATCGCCGCGGCGCCGGAGGTCGCGTCCTGTTCCTTCATCAGTTCTTGCGCAAAGGGCATGACGTAGTTGCCGAGCTCTGGCGGCTTCTTGAATTCGGGGGCCTTCGGCGAGTTGTTGTTGTACTGGTACTTCGCACCTGGCGCGCCGGGATCCATCGAATCCCAGCTTTGCTGAGAGAACGCAGCTTTCGGCGCGATGATCGACGGTTCAATCGCGGCGTTGATTGTATCCATGATGCCGCCATTGATGCGGTTCAAAATATTCTGGATTGCGGCCATCGGTTCCATCGCGCTAAGGCCTTGGAACTGCCACGGTACACGCAGGGGCCGGTATTGCGCGAACGGGAAGTTGCCGTGCCAATACGGATTGCAGGTGTCCTCAAGAACTTTTTTTCCTGCCGTCACGACCAGCCGACCGCGAGGATACAGGGCCATGCCGGGCTCGACGATGTACGACCAGTTTGCGAGCTCGGGACCGACGCGGATGCTCTCGCTACCTTCCCAAATCGAGTCGTCTTTGAACCAGAATTCCTTCATCAGCGAGATGGGGTACTTCGTGGATGCGCCTTCGATCTTCTGGCCCATCAGATTCTTGAGTGATTGCGGGAGAGTGGCCCAGCGGGACGCGGGCATGCGCGCCGGACGCATCATCTGTGCGGGCGCTCCCATGAGCGAAGCTTCCGGCTGGACACCATTGGCCACGGTGCCGAACTTCCGCTTGAGGTACTGCATGGTGACCGGCTGGCGGAAGATGACGCACTCGCCTTGGCTCATCTTCGACTGAGCGCCGACGACCATGAGGTTGATGGGGGATATCGGCAGGAATTCGTTGTCACCCTCGCCGTTGTTGAGCGCCGAGTTCCACTGCACCTTCGCATAGCCGGTGTGGAGCAGGCCGTACATCACCACCTGCGAGAGCTCCATTTCGAAGTCGGACATCTCCGCCCAGACCGAGATCATCTCGTTGAGCAACTTCTCCATCTCCGAGAAGCCATTGCGCTTGTCGTAGAACTTGACCTGAAAGTCAGGCTCAATATCCGTGAGCAAGCCCGCCATCTCGACGAACTGGCGAAAAAGGCGGTTGTTGACCGGACGCGCGCGACCGAAGCGTGCCTGTGGACTCCACTGCCGACCATGGATGTAGTCGATGAGTTTGCCGGTGAGTTTGAGTTCGTTGCTGGCCGCGAGTTCGCTTTCCGCTTCGACGTAGACGGATTCTGTCCACTCGATGACATCTTGTTCGAGGCGGTGTTCCGGGCGTTCGGCTGTTGCGGGAGCGGCCATAGTCGGGTTGAGGATACAGCAAAGGCACCCCTTTCGAGGTGCCTTATGCTTGCTTTCTTTTGGTGTATGACGCTTAGGACTGCGGAGTCACCGTGATGCTCACGGATTGATACGCGCCCTTCTTCGTCTCCCAGTCGGCAAACCCCATGTGGCCGGAGGCCGCGATAGTCACCTTGCCTTCGGGGTCGAAGGTTGAAAGAATCTGCTCGCAGAGATCGAATGTTTGCTTCACGGTCTCGCGCTCACCATCATTGTCGATGCCCTGCGGCTTATCCGCGAGGGGATACTTGAATTGCTCGGACAACTGTCCACGAACTTCTGCCGGGGTTCCTGATCCGCTAACACTCCAACTCATACTGCCTCTTTTCTCTCCTGTTCAGGAGTGATGTTATTTTACTCGCCGTCGTCGTCCTTCAACTGCTGCTTGAGCATGCCGCGCAGGGTTTTTATTTCCGTCTTCAGCCCATCGATTTCGTTCGACAACTCGCCCGAAGAATCGAGCCCCGCAAGAATCTCTTGCCCGCTTCGATAGCCGCGGTCGCGGAGTTTTTTCGCCTGGATGCCGTCAATGATGACCGGCTCATCCCCGTCGATGCAGTACAGGCTGAGGATTGACTGCACCGTGGAGTTTTGCTGGTACGGGTACTTCGCTTTGAACTTCGAGTAGATTTGGCCGTCGATCCAGAACTCCACTTTGACATCGCCGGGCTGGCGAATGTCCTGCGGAGCCAGCTTGATCTTCACCGGGTCCATCGCCATGAGTTCGCTGTAGTTCGGAAACGTGTGACCGTTCGAGCAGCGAATCATGTCCATGTCGCGCATCAGTTCGACGGAGAGTAGGACCGGATTTCCGGTGATGCCACCGAGATTTCTGCAAGTTGGGCAGAACATCATAGCGCGATCAGACATTGCTCACCTCAACCTTCGCCGCGTTCTTGAATCCCGGCGTGTTGTGGTCGGCGTAGTTGATACCATCCGACGTTCGCTCGCCGCTCCCGGCTTCCCAGTTGAGTGCGTCCATTCGCCCAGTGAAGACTTTCCATGTGATGCGCAGGCGCATGCCGATATGTGTGAACAATCCGCCGAAGCCACAGCAGCGTGCGGGACGCCATTTTCCGGGTGCGAACTCTTCGCTGACATGCCAATTGACAATTTCGGCTGCGGTGTACGTTACAGGTACTCTCATCGTTGTTCTCCTCGTCGAAATATCACCAGTCCGGATCGGTCGAGCTACCCACGGACACTTCGCTCATTGCAGATTTGAACGATGACACAAGGCCGGGGGTAATCTCGTTTGCAGGAATCCCGAACTGCATTCTCAGTCTATACTCAGGCGACTTCGGATCGTCGTGGATTGGTGAGTACAAAGTGTTCGCCTTGCAGATGAGCATCGGCTGGACACTCCACCCCGCCTTGCCGCGCGCGACTTCGATGGCGATTTTCTTGTCCTGATACTGGCCGCGCTGCCGTTGAAGGTGGTCGTAGACCACGTAGACGTTCAAGTCGCCAACGTGTTCGCCGGAGCGGTCGCCATCGTTTGCGGAACCTTTCAAGTGCGCCGTGGTCTCGCGCATGCAGTAGAGGCCGATCATGCCTCCGAATACGCTGTCATCGTTGTTGCCCTGCCCCTCCATGCGTCCACCCAGAGAGCCGAAGTCGGTCATTTCGTCGAGCATTCCCTCGTCGTGAATGATGATGCCCGGCTCGCCCGCGCGATTGCGATAGAGCAAGGCTTCGTTCATGGTCGAGATGATGACGTCGCGGGTCTTCGTGTTCGTAACGAAGTGGAAGTAGTGCTTGTACGCGCCGCCTGGACGATCCTTCATGCGTTCGCGGTACAGTGCTGGATAGTCGAGTTCGATGAGCTTGTCGCCCGTCGAAATGCCCGGCCCCTGATACTCCGTCCCAATCTCGGCATCGTTGTACCAGTAGCCCAGCGCGGCGTTGATGCGCGCAAAATCTGCCGGCGGACAGTGGCCCCACCACGTAGCCACCAACTCGTCCGCAGCCGTTCCTTCTCCCGCGAGCCACACGCTCGCTTGAGAGTAGTCGCCGTTTTCCACGCCGAGCGCGGTATCGCTTCCCACGTAGTAGGTGCGGCCCGGTTCTGGAAATGCCCAGATATGCAGCCGCTTCGCCGAACGATTCCCTTTGCGCGTCGGCAAAATCTCGTCATCAGCCACTTGGAAGATGGCATCCGTGTTCGGCGTTTTGTTGTCGTATGCCAGTGAAATTTCTCCCGCAAAGATGGGCTTACACTGGTAGATGAGTTGCTGGTATTCAAGTTCATCGCGGTCGAAGGCGCAGATGCCGGAAGCCTGAAATGCCTGTTGCGGTGTAAGGGGGTAGGACTCGATGAACCCGGCCTTGGCGTTGCCGCGCTTCGCCGCCAACATGCCCTTGCGGTGGAAGTGCCAGAACTCTTTCGGGATCGTGAATTTCTCTTCGCGCTCCACGCGAACGTTGAACTTGACCTCTTCCTCGTTGAGCGTGAAGGCTTCGCGAAGGGCTGCATTCTTCTCGGGGCTTTTCTTGCTGAAGGGCAGGTAATACTTCTTTGAGCGGTAGACTGGGATGAACACAGCACGGTATCCCGTGTCCCCTTCCACTGAGCCGCGCCAGTGCTCGTAGAAGAACCCCTGGCGCCCAAAGCCCGTAGACTCAAGAACGGCAAAAGTATCCGTGGCGTTCATCGACGGCTTGATATCGGCCTCGAACATACCATCATCAGGCCACCTGCTCACTTCTGAACCATGTAAATTCCTTAATGAGCGTCCGATGGCGACGCCGGACATCTTCATCGCGTTCGAGCAGCGGAGAATCGAACCGAGACCCGGGTTCACTGAGCGCATGCTCTCGTCTTCGCGCTGAAACACGATTTCCTCGCCCTTGGTCTTGTACATGTATTCGGGCTTCATCCACCACGGAAGAGAGTGGTAAGCGTTGATGCTCATGTTGTACAAGTGCTCCGAGGTGTCGCCGTTCTGGCCGACAATCATGGAGTACGAGTGTGGCATGAAGATGGTGCGGTGGAACATCGCCGCCGCCGTCCACGTTGAGATACCGGACTGTCGGGGCTTGAGCGCGATGATCTTGCAGTAGCCGTGCTCTTCCCATTCTTCCTGCATGGCTTCGTACAGGATTTCCTGGTACTCGAACCACGGATAGAAGGATTTCCAGTTGCCGTTTTCGTCTTGGATGCAGTGGTAGTTTTCGAGGTAGTAGCGGAGGTCGAGGCACTGCTCAATCTCGTATCGGATGAAAGCGTTCTGCTCGTACGAGAGCATTTGCCATGCGTCCTGCGCTTTGTTTCCCGCGCGTGAGTACACCTCGTCCAATGTTTCGATGGCGAGGTTGAGACTCATGTCTTTGCGCGTTACATTCACTAGAACACCATGACCTGTTGGCTGAGGCGCTTCGCAGCTTCCTCGCACTGGCTCTCTCGTGAGTCTATGCCAATTGCCAGCCGTCCCATCTCCCGAGCCGCCACCAGAGTCGAGCCGCTACCACTGAATGGGTCGACGATAAGCCCGCCCGGCGGGCAGGAGTATTCAATCAGCGGGCGGATAATCCCGAGAGGCTTTTGCGTTTCGTTGACGGCATAGCCGTGGCAGGATGGCTCGTAGATGACCGAGCGCTGAAGTCGCGGCCCGCCGTCTTCAGACGTGAACGCACCCTCGCCAATAACCCCCATATGCGGGGGGCGCTGCTTGCGACGTACTGTTCTCGCGGTAGCGTCTGGAGTGGTCGGAACGGACTTGTACACATCGTCCCACGCACCCCTGTAGAAATGGAGCATTTGCTCGTGAACCCGCCGAAAACGATCAGCATGGAAGCTACTGCCGTTGTGTTTCTCCCAGACGAGGTCTTGCGACATCGCGAAGCCCGCCGCGAATACTTCCGTCGCATGAAGCAGAAACATCCGCATGGTGCCGAACACCCAGAGGGAGTCCGCGCGCACACATTCCAACCACCCTTCCGGCCATACGTCCCACTTGAGGCTGGTTTGCGAGTACGGAGGATCTGCGATGACGCAGTTACCTGAAGGCAACTGCGGAAGAATTTCTCGCGCGTCACCACAGTAAATCGAGATTCCGCCGTCCTCGAAATAGGGCTTCATTCGTCCACATCCTCGTCGTACGGCTCGTCGTCTTCATCTTCTTCGAGGTCTTCATCATCCTCGTCTTCGTCGAGTTCCACGCCAATCTCAGAAAGTTCAGCATCCAACTTCGCCCTGTCATCATCCTCATCCAACTTCGCGTCGATCACAGTGGCTTCATTGCCCAGCCCTTTCGCTGCACGGATGTCCCGCAGGTGCGATTCAAAGTCGAAGCCCTTCGATGCGCCTGGTACCGGCTGACCACCGCCTTGATTGTTCACCTGCGTGTTGACGACGATTCCGCCACCTTTCGGACGGCCCGTTTCGATGAAGGACTTGACGGTCTTTGTCGCTTCCATGCGCGTGGCGTGGTCGGCAACTTTCCGCATGATGACTCGCTGGCCCTTGCCGACGTTCACGGTGTGCTCCGCCTTCATGGCATCCGTCAGCACCTTCTGGACTTGCGGCATGAGTGCGGAGGTCATCTCCGCGATGGCGAGGTCTTGCTCATCAACTGCGAGGGAGTCGCGGTAAATCTGGTAGCGTTCGATGGACGCCTTGATGACGTCTTCCTTGACGTTCTCCCGCCCAGCCATAGCTTCCGTTGTCCAGCCGCGCCGGGACAGTAGGTAGCGGTCCTTGTCCTTCTTCGATGGCTTCTTGCTACGAGCGTCGCGGGATGGAGGGGCGGCTTCGATGAGAGCCAGCGCGGATGGGGTTGAGGTCGCCATAAACTATTTGCCCACTCGATTGGACTTCACCCATCGCTCTAAGTCGAGTTCCGCATTACAACGCCGAAGGAAAGAAAATTCTCCACACGCGCCATTCCTGCGTTTGGCGTCGCCAGAACCATTTTCGTGTTCGTTGCGAAATCTCAGACATGTGCAAACGTCGCTTACTAACTTTACATCTTGTGATCCGTAAAGTTGACGATGGCATTGAGCGGCGTGGTCACAATATACGCAGTTCCCGTTGCTGCCACGTTCATAGTGTTTGCATGGGCCTAAGTTTTCGGGATATGTTGAGCAAGCACACCACGGGTTGTAAAACCGCTCCGTCATCGTTGTTTCGCAGAGTCCCTGAGAATCACCTATCGCAGTCATGTGTCACTCCGCCATTCCAGTCGAGTACAGCGGCGCAGCCTCAGCTACCGCCTCGTTCATCTCCGCCATGTCCATCCGCGAAGCCTCGCTCACCTTCGCGTAGATTGTGTCGCTCGGCCCATACTCTTCCGGCCCCAACTCACTCGAAGCCGCCGGGGTCTCGTGATCCACCAAGAGGTTCTTCAAGGTGATCGACAACGCCGAAAGTTCGCGGAGCGCCTGCACCGCTTGCATCGAAGCCTTGAGCAAGACATCGCCGTTGATCTTGCCGATTGTCTCGCGGAAGGCCGTCTCGTGGTCTTTCAGGGTCTTCGCCAGCGATTTCGCCTGAGTCTCTTGCGAGGTCTTGATGTCCTGCCGGATGCCGGTGAAGCTGGAGCGAGCGCCTTCGATGATTCCGGTCAACTGCTGGAGTTGGAGATTTTGCGTCTCCGCCGAGAGCTTGATGAAGTTCGCCATGGATTCACGAAGAGCCTGGGACTCTTTCTTGCTCCGCAGGTGCAGCACGATGAGCATGACCATCCCGGCGACGAGAAGCACCAAAAAGACTCCAGCGAAGACCGAGGCCAAGATCACTCCGACAGTTTCCATTTCACGACTGTACGCGAAGAGTGCCGATGCTTGCAAGAATTTTTAAGTTGCATGATTTTCATTTTTGCCCGACACTGACTCAGTGCGGCTGATCCCCGCGCCTCTCGTCCAGGGAGAATTTGTGGGAGGACGGACTTAGCCCCGTCCTCCCATTACTTGCGAAACTTTGGCTAAGAACCGAGAGGCTAAGCTCGAAATGGCAAAACGCACGCTGCTTTTAGACGAACGTCCCCTAATAATTCTTCCTTCGCTCGCGACTGCGATTGGCCTCAATGAAGCCATCGTGATGCAGCAATTGCATTACTGGCTTGAAAACGAGAACTCCGGAATAGTCGAGGATGGTCGCCGCTGGATTTACAACACCTACGCTCAGTGGGCGGCAAACTTTCCGTTTTGGAGCGACAAGACTATCCGAAGGATCATCAACGGACTAGAAGAGTCCGGCATGATTCTGGCCACAGACAAGTTCAATAAAGATCGCTCCGACCGGACGAAATGGTACTCCATAGACCGCGAGGCTTTTGCTCGAAAAACGGAGGGTGACTGCCCAAACGGGCAGTTCGAGGTGGTCAATCTGACCAGTCCCACTGGTCAATCTGACCAAGTGGAGGTGGTCAATCTGACCAAGTCTCTAATAGGAACAGAGAGTACTACAGAGACTACCTCAGAGACTACAAACCCCTTGGGGTGTGACGAGTTGGCGCTGATGTTCGCAAAGACCTACCCCCGCCCCCTCTTCGATGACGAAACCGAGGATAGCCGAAAGAAGGCATTCATGCGCGAGGCACACAAGATCGCATCCAGATTCAACGGTGACGTCGTTTTGGCCGCAAGGTATCTGTCGGGCCGGTTGACCGCGTACGCAGCCTCGCTATACGTCAAGACGTCCAACGAGCAATTCCTCCCCTATGGGCGCAATTGGCTTTTGACCAAGGAGTACGACAAGGCGAACGATGCGTGGCATCGCCGTGCCAAGAAAACTTCCACATTGGCATTCGCGAACTTTGAAGACGAGCGGGCCCAACTAGCAGGACTAATCCACTAACGAGGTGAAGCATGACAGCGAAAGACGTGTTCGACGGCACCAACGGTGACAGATACGCGTGGATGCGTGGATCTCAACACCCTAGATGGGCTGGAGGTCACAATAAACTTCCCGAGAGAAGAGCGTGGCTGGACATGATCCGTCGCTGCACTAACCCAAAAACTGTCAACTATGGAGATTACGGCGGAAGGGGAATCGCCGTCTGTCCGCAATGGGTTAAGTCATTCGAGAAATTTCTTGTGGACGTAGGTAGGCGACCCAGCAAGAAGCATTCCCTTGATCGCTATCCGAACAACGATGGCAACTATGAACCCGGAAATGTCCGGTGGGCAACTAGCAGACAGCAACTGCTGAACAGGCGGAATAATAGAATTTTGGAGGTGGATGGACAAAGTAAAACCATAACTGAGTGGGCCGAATCTAGCGGTCTATCTCCCATGACGATTCATCAACGAATAAAAGTAGGCTGGCCCATGAAAGATGCGGTCACGCGTGCCGCAGGTCAGTCGGAAAATCACGGAATCTACTCAGGCCGAGCAGTTATTGTGGAGGTTGATGGGGTTCAAATGAGCGTTGCTAATGCTTGTCGGATTGCTGGTCTAAATCCTTCTACTGTTTACGCTCGAATCGCACAAGGATTTCCAAGAGACTCATGGTTGAAAAAGGAGGCAAGACGGTGAGAGCTAAAGACGTATTTGATCAAAACGATGGTTTCGTCACAAAAACCTACTACAACGAGTTGAAC